GGTAGTTACAAAAGAACCTGTTTGAATGATTTGTCCATTTGCTGCAACGTAGGCTACATCTGTTCCAACAGGGATTGCGATAGTCAAGCCAGTACCAGTTAAGGTAATAGTTGTAGAAGATGAAGAACCAGTTGCGCTCGTAGTAATAGCACTGTCAAGAACAACATCAATCAAACGCAAAGGTAAGGTGGTTGTTACAGGAGTTGCTGAAGGAGCCAGAACTGCGTTAGCAGAGTTACCAGTAGATGTGCTACCCGTATTGTTAATGGCTGACAGGTTAGTGCCAATCATAGCAATTGCAGCGGAAGCAACAGCAGTAGTAGCGGAACATACAACAGCCTTAAACACAGCATCAGGGTCGTCCAATACATAGGCTTCACAGTCACCTGCGAGGGTGCTTGCGGGCCAGTATTGGTTGAATTGCTTTTGCTTAGTTAAAGGGTTAGTGAAAGTACATCCCAAGAAAATACCAACCGTTTGGTTTAAACCAGTGCCAGTAGAAACTGAGGCACGAGTTACATTACCACGCGATAGTACAACGAAATCGCCATAAAAAATGTCAGTGGCATAGCCGTATTGGATGGGGTACATACGAGTACTCCCAGCAAAGACCTGTCCACCAATCAAGTTCTGTGGCAGCAACCCGTATGGGGCTGATACAGCGGGATAAGCCATTTAAGACTCCTTTAAAAATTAAAAACCTTTACCAAAGCTCGTCGAAGATTTGCTCTCTTTAAAAAGCGGCATCCTCGCGTCGCTTTGACGCATTAAATTGTTATCTACAGCTTGAGTCTGAGCATCTGTTTGCCGCTGAACGTACTCGTTGCGTTGCGTAACAAACTCAGAAGGTGTTTTGCAGAGTAACAACCCGCCAATCTCAATATTGTCTTTAAAACGGCTATTGGGATCAGCTAACAGTGAGAATTTAGGCTGTTCTTCGAGCATCACAGGCTCCCAACCTTCCCTCACTTTGGAGGACAGATTACGGGGGTCTGCTTGGTTTAGCACCGAAGCACGTATCCAACGATAAGCATAACCAGCCTGTTTGTCAGGCTCAGGGAGAAGTTCGGCTGGCATCCACTGCTTGGGACGCTCGCTAAATTCACGGTTATCAGCTTCACGGGTAAGTCTATTTGCAGCCATGTCAGGCCTCCATTTTTAAAAGTTCACGGACGTATTGCTCAGGGGTGAGGCCAAGTTTTTTTGCAATCGCAACTTGCGACTGACTTAACCTAACTCTCTTCGGTGCTGTCGACCGAGTTGCTGGCGCTACTACCGTAGCTGGTTTGGCTCTGGGCGCGTCTGCTTTGGGCTTTACCTCATCCACTTCAAGTGGGTCTATGTCATCCTCAAAAATTTCGGGGAATCTTTTACGCATAGTGTTGTCCAACTTTGCATAGTAATCGTCAGATCCAATCTGTATGCCTTGGTCCTTTAAGTCTTCGTGGACTCCAAGGGCCGTAGCCGTCATCACTCTGTTCTGTCCGAACCAAGGATTACGTTCTTGCCAACCCATAACTTTGTCGTCAGGTTTTGGCACAGGTTGATACTGTTGAGGCGTTTGTACCTCATATTTCTCTTCTTGTAAAGGGGGTAGCTTAAATTTCTGTGCTCTTTCCAACTCTAACTGAGCTTTTGTTAGTTGTTGCTGGGCTTCCATCATCTTGTCAGAGTCACCAGAATCATAGGCTTCCCTGTAGTCCCGCTTGGCTTTCTCAAGGCGCATCTCAGAAGTGGAAGTCACTGCCTGTTTATAGCCTTCTTCGCCTTGGGTGAGAAGTTGTTTAATGCGCTGGTTCTCAGAATACAAGCGTTGCGCAGTGTCTATAGCCACTTGGCGCTCTCTGTCAGCGGATTCCTTGGCACGTCGCTCGTCATTCCATACCCGCTTCATGCGGATAAGTTTGTCCTTCGCTTCTTTGCTGTACTTATCCAGATCGTCAACTTCTACCTCTAAAGCTCTAACTTTTGCAGGGTCAGAAGGGGTACGACCACGATCTTCCTCGGGTGTATCGTCTTCAATTTCTATCTGAATCTCTGTCTCTAGGGACTTTCCCTCTTCGGGATTACCCTTATCCTCGATCTCATCGGGGAACTTAAATTCTTCGTTTTGAATTTCAGCCATGTCCAGCCTCCATTAATATGTTTTACGTTTGATGCCACGGGGGTCTTGCACTACTGCTTCTACCGAGTCATCGTTAATGATGCGGAACTCACGGTCGTGAATGACCAGACGAGTACCAGCGTTGGGGCGTACCAGAATAAAGTCTCCCTTTTTGCACCAAGGGCCATTAGGGAAACGCTTTTCATCCTTGTAGCAATCAGCCCCTATATCCACAACAAATAAGACTGTAGTCAACAGCTCTTCATGGCGCATAGTTTCTTCTGATTTAACTAATCCAAGTTCACCCTCAAACTCTTTCTCAGCTTCGGGTATGGCACACAGGATTCGATAGCCTTGAGGTATGGGCAGTTGTCTTGCTTTATCCTCAGCGCTCGTCTGCATAATCGCGGAAAGGTCCACCGCTTTTAACAGGTCTAGGTTTACATCACTCATTGTCCGAGTTCTCCATTCGTTTGTTGAGGTCTTCAATGATTCCGCATGCAGCTTCAAGACCTCGTAACTGACCGCATACGTATCTATACTCTTCCATTGTTGGGACGTTTCCCCGAGCGAGTCCCTCGGTTAAATAGGCAATACGTTCTTTGTATTCCCGCAACAAATATTCAAGGTTTAAATCCATTACTCTCCTTTAGGTTTTTGGTTTTCGCGTCTAAAAATCTCTAAGGCGCTGTCCTTCTTATGCAGATTCTTTTCGTGATTCATCGCGGCTACAGCCTTGATCGCCTCAAAGTTGCGACTAGCCTTGCTTTCTTTCTTCTGGTTGTTGAGTTGCGCAGCAGCTTTCAAAGCATCAACTTCCAGACGCTTCTTATTCAACTGAACATCCGCCATATCTTTCATGGCTTTGCGTTGTAAATCTTGACCTTTCAACTGCAACTCTTGCTGCTGCATCTGAATGATCGGGTCTTGGGCTTGCTGTTGGGCTTGTTGCTGTGCAGCTTGACCTTGGTTCTGTATTAACAGACGTTGTGCGGCTTGTGCAAGCATTGGTGCCAACCGTGCTTCTGCCTCTTGGTCGATGTGCACCTCTTCGCCAGACTCGTCTGTCTGTGGAGGCAACGTAAAACCAAGCTGGTTCTGAATCTCAACACGATACTGGAAGCCCAAGTGCTCGTTGATGTGAGCCATCATTGCCATCTGTATAGCCTGACCCATCGGGTTGCCCTGCATCAACTGCTGAATCTTGGGGTCCTGCATAGCCGTCATGTGCACAGTGATGTGTGCTTGGTGATCTTGGTAAGCAAACGCTTTAACAGGCTTACTCATCAAGACGTTCTGGTTCTCCGACACAGGATCAGTCGGTTTCTGATCTTCTGGCATCGGGATAAGTTTTGACGCATTCTTAATACCCAACACATCCAACATCTGGCGATGCAAGAGTGGCATGTTATACATCTGCGGTGCAGACTGAGCCAACTGCAACACCGCTTGGTACTGAACAATCTTCTGCGCCATAGTTGACGCGTTCGGATCACTTACTGGGATAACGTCTACATTCTCGTAGTCAGACTTTTTAGCACGGCGTGAGCCTTCGCTTGGGTCGTAGCTGTACTCATCTGGTGTGTAGTCAGCAATGATTACCTTGAGGAGTTTTAACTCTTGCTTCAAGCTGTAGTGGATGCGAGCCTGCACAGCAGACATCACTTTTAGCGTACGCTCAAGAATCGCCAGCGTTGTACCAACAGGTGCTTGTGCGCTCATGTCGCTCAAGTTCAAGTCAGCAGTGTTAGCAAAACGTCGACCTTCTTCGATGATCTTATCCATCAAGCCAGCAAGCACTTGGCTAGGCTCCTTGTATGGCAGAGTCATCAAGTTATCTTTTAGTGCCCCGCTCGGAACGTCCACATCTCGCCACTCACCCGGCGCAATCGGCGTATCGTCACCCTTGACTCGCAAGCCGCGTGTTTTGAATCCACCGGGAAGATTTGACAACGTACCCGCGTCGACAAGTTGGCGGATGATTGAGGTACCTGATTTGGCGTAGGCGCCAATAAGGTGAATGAGACCAAAACAATAGAAGCCAAAACCGGGGATATATCCATAATGGACAAAGTGCTGTCGCTTCTTGTGGGTGTCATCTTCTGGGTCCCAGTTTCTACGGATTGCAAGAACATTAGATGTTCCTTTCTCTATAGTCACTACGTAAGGTAGAGCAATACCCGTAGGTTCACCGTCCTCATCCTTATCCTCAAACCCTTCTAGGTCAAGGTCAACGTGCATCTCAAGAACTTTATAGCGGCTATCTGTTGTGGCTCTAAAGCCCATCTTTTCCGCTATCTTCTTCTCAACTTCATCTAGTGAGCCGCTTGGATCCCCTAGGTCAATGTCTCTATAGAACCCATTAACTTGTAAGATCCTAAGCTCATTCTCTGTTTTACGCATCACGTGAGTTACACGTGGCGAAGAGGCTAAATCGCTCGAGCCATATGGCACGACAATATCTTCAGCAGGAATGAACATAGCCACTTGACGCTGCAACGAGGGGTCGTAGTAGACCTTCTTAAACGCATTACCGGCAAGGCCCAAGCCCCACAACATACGCTCCATCTCTGGGCGGTACTCAGGCATCTCTTCGGTCAACTGATAGTTCATGTCATCTTGGACACGATCAGCAGACGCTTTCTTAGCAGGTGTTTCTTTACCAACAATTATTGTCTTAACAGGACCTGCTGCTGGGAATATAGACATCATTGTCTCGGCTTGGAACTTAACAAGTGCCTCAGCTAAGAGCGGGTGATACACACCGCATGCGCCTTCCCAAGGTTCCGTGCGCTCCTCAATCTTCAACCCCAGCAACTCAAGACCATCAACGTAAGTCTGTATCCAGTCCTTGCGTGAGCCAACGTCATCGTCATAGTCACCAATCAAGTCACCAGCAATTTCTGCCAACTGACTATCTGGAATAAGTTCTGCAAGGTTGTCGTTGAACTCATCGTCCTCCTCGTCATCGCCGGGTTCAAGGATTATTTCCAAGTCACCCATGCCAATCTTTACAGACTCAGGGTCTTCGATCTCGATCTCAATGGGTTCCTCTTGCATCGCAAGTTCATCTATACCCTGTGGGGCTGCGTAGAGTGCTTTATCTATTGCCATGTCTTATCCTTTAAGGAACGTCCGGTTAGTTTTCGGGTTGTAGTTAAACGCATCTGTGGGCTTACCTGTTTTCTTAGAAGCCCTGTCTTTAGCACGTTGCTCTGCGGTCATCGCGTTGCGTCGTGCGCCTGCTACGGTAAATGTTTTTCCATCGGCCTTTAAGTGCCCACGGTCTTGGAGTATAGATACAGCCTTAGCCCTGTCCCCCACTTGCGCTGCAAGTCGGTCGATTAGCTGGCCCTTACCCATAAACTTTTGTGTAGTCATATAGTTTTGCGCCCACCTGCTAAAGGCTTGACTATCATTCCACCTTTCGCCAATTTCAATGGGTTTAGGCTATGTTGCAAACTATCTACTCCGGGGCGGTATCCGCTATTACCCCCCAATGGCAAGTCCTTTGATAGTCTTGCTGGTCGTGGATGCACTTCGCTAATCTTGTTCCCAAAATGAATATTCCCAGTAGAACCTATTGGGCTTTTACTGCCCCATATCTCTACGGGTGCTAGTCCAACTTTTGGTTTTGTTTCGTATGGTGCTTGATGTATTACTGTGCCAGCTTTCTTTGGGCCATAGTCTTCATCATATTGCAGCGCAACTTTTCCAGTAGGCTTTCCGTTTTCCATGACCGGAACAAAACTTGTGCTTATCTCTGGGTTTTGAAATATGCCAATAACCCTATCGATGTCTTTAGGATTCATGTAAATTGTTTTTCCAGATGGACTCTGTATGCCTGTTGTTTTGTCTTTATGTCCTGCGCCACTACGATTACGAACCGTTGTTGCGTCAGAAAAATGTGCATAAGTAGACCCAACCCCATCTGGCTCATTGGGGCGTTGCGTTCTAAACAAAGACTCTATATCGTCTGTGCCTTTTTTTGTGCTGAACAATGGTTGGTAATCGTCCATAGATCCCTAGTAATACGCTTTCTTCTTGCCCTTGAACCACTTGATGTCTTCTGGTTCATCTGAAGGGAGCCTAATGAATCCGCCTTGTCTGAAGCGCATAAGCGCCATCACTGTGGAGTCCACCAAGTCATCATGACTCATAAATGGAAATCCTGCAATCTCCTCCACCACCTCTTCTGCCCAGCGTGCCTCGGGTACCCAGCACAGTCCTGAGCGGACTATATCTGCCACGGAGTTCAGACGCGCTAGTTTATCTCCAGAACCCCTGTGCGGGGTGTACTCCTGTACGGACATGCCTGTGCGACGCAGTTCTTGATAGAGCGCCGTGCCTGCGGACTTCTTCTCCACGATAAACACATCTGGGTTCCACTCCTCCCACTCCTTGAACGCCAAGTCCTTTAACTCAGGGAACTCGAGACGCCTCTTAATAGAGTTGAGCAAGATGATGTTGTACCTCTGCTGGTCCTTCTCTTCGTTTAAGAACACACCCCAAGTTGTTATGGCTGTGAAGTCAGCACGGGTATGGGTTTCCGCCGCAGCGTCCAGACTCATAATTATGTATTCACACGAGGGTGGTTCCTCTTTTTTCCACACGTTCCACCAATCCCGCTTAACAACTGACGCCTCCTCGGACGTGGGGTTCTGCTGATACTGGGCGTTCCACTGGAACACAGGCATAGATGCTTTAGTTCTACGCAGCATCTCCAAGGTGTACTGCTCGGGCCAGAGTGCCCGCTCTTCCTTGGTATTCTCGTTAAATATAGCTGGGAACTCAATGACGTCGTACTGGTCCGCCTCCTCGTTCTGCACCATGTCTCGGATAACCCGACCTGACAAGTCATCTTGGTGCCACCTTGTTTGTACGATGGCTACCCGACCACCCGGCATCAGACGCGTTCGCGCTCCGTAGGTGAACCACTCGTAGGCTTTTTCGAAGACGTCAAAGTTTCCGTTGATGATGTCTTGTTCGTTATGTGGGTCATCCACCAATAGTAAATCTGCTCCCCGACCAGCCAGAGCAGAGCCTACTCCGCAGGCGAAGTATT